AAACTGTAATGCGACTGTTGACTTACCAGTCTTAGGTGGAGCAACAATCACAATCAACTGACCAGGTTGTAGACCACCAGTAACTTGGTCAACGCTAGGAAATCCTGTTGCTGTTCCAAGTAGCCCTGGGTTGTTCTTACGGAAGGTGTACTCATCCCAACGCTTCTGCGGTTCATCAATAAGGTTTACATCGCTGGTCTTACCTAGACCATCTTCTTCCAAACCAATGATTCCAGCCTGAACTATACGTAGGCCTTCTTCGTGGTCTTTAGTAGCGCCAAATGTAGTAGCGGCAGACTCAATCATCTTTAAGAATGAAGAGGAACGGCGTGCAGCAACAACGCTGTCAATTAAATACTCTAGTGCGTCAGGGGACTCATGCTGTTTCCATGATGGAAAGTTTTGCGTTACTACATCAAGGCTTGGGCACTCTGCATACTTAGAAAAATGGTCGCGTACAAAAACCCATACACGTCGTACTTCACCATCGACAAACCATGCGTCTTTAACACCACGGTCAAATAATGGGGCGAGGTCGCGGCTCTCTAATACTTTACTTAATAGTCGTAGTTCGTTGTTCATTGTAAGTCAGCGAATGTCCTTCCCCAGTGTCCGTAACGTAGGAGGCGAGAGTCTACATCAACAACGCCAACTACTTCAGGTCGATAGGGAAGTTCGCTGAGCAAGTGTTTGTCCGATTCATACGCCGTGTAGTATCTAAATGGGTTAGTACCCATGTTGTCAAGTGCATCCATAGTTTCAGATAAAGTTTCGTTATCAAACTCAAAAGATACAAGTTCCAAAGTAAAACCAGCCCTGGTTGTAAAAATATACAAATAGGACAAAGCATCACGTCTAAACTTTTTATTTACTTTTACAGATGGGATTACTAAAAGCTTACGCTTTACTGTCATCTCCACATCCATAATGATGTCTGTGGTAACTAATATCCTTCTGGGGAGTTCGTTACTGATATCCCCATTCCTCATTAAAAGACTTCAATCTTACCGAAGTTTATTACAAACTCTCTGAAGGCTTCTTTTGATGAACGGGCATTACTGATATCGTCCTTAGACGCACGGCTAGAAAACTCTAACGGATAAGTGTCACCACCGTTTGCTTTGATGCGTGCGCTTACAAACTTAATATGTTTACAGGTGCTACGACCACGATATCCAGGGCAAGTGCAGTACAACTTGTTGTTGTCGTCTACTGATACTTCATAGATACCAGGACCAGGCGACTGTGTTTGACTAAGAAACACTTGTACTAGTTTAGTTTCCATTACCTTGCTCATTCTCGTAGGTCTCCTTTGTTCGTAACCATTGGCAAATACATAAACGCTTCCTTAGCAAAACTTTCGGTAGCATCTCCGTAAAGACTACCCCAGTCGTCAAGACTGACGTTAGTGGTCACGATGGTTGGCAATCCAAGATTGAATCGTGTACGTAGTACATGATGCAATACGTTCTTTTGCCACCCACTTAGGCTAGCGTGCTCCTTGCCTACATCATCAATCACTAAGACCCTGATGTTATAGGAGTCATGCGCGTCACCTAGAATCCCATGGTAGAGCACCTCATCCCAATCTGTCGGGCTATCCATCATCTGACCTGATAAAGCCAACACGTCATTAAAGGTCATAAAGTAGCAAGGGCGTATAAGAGTTAGGCCATCTTCCACATCAAAGGCAGACGGGGGTGAAAGCCGCATGATATCTTGGATAGTTGCAGCAGCAACGGTTGATTTACCTCGGCCAGGTTTACCAGCAAGCATTAAGCCTTTGCCACAATGCCTACTTCCAGAGGCTCTTACATTAACGCCTTGGTCTAATAAACTAATCCAACCCTTAATCTGAACTATATCTTCAGGGTCGCTATCAGCGCAGTCATCTAGTGTCCAACCAAGTTTAGACTTAGGGATGTTGGATGACTTAATCCACATCTTACGACGAACTTTTTGCTCTTCTACTTTATACATTAGTCCAACCCTAGCAGCTTTCGGTTCTTCGCTCGTGCAATAGCAACAGCATCTAGGTCCTCTGCCTTTACAGAACGTTTGGCTTCGCCAACTTTTGTCGGAGCCCAGTTTATAAAACCCCAGAAGATTTCCTCTGGGTTATATAACTTAGTCTTATCAAACTTTTTTGTCGATATGTAAGCATCAATAAGATACTTATCAATCTCGCCGTTAGTGTCGTTGTCTATACGGAACAGGTCCATAGCCTTAACCAACTTAGGTCGCTGGGATAACGCAACATTCTCTACGTTCCAAATTTGTTTTACCTGTTCGGCAAAGTGGTTAACGACATCGGCAGGAGACCAGTCAATCACAGCACGGCTGGCGCGGACTCGCTGGCGGTTCTTGTAGTAGGCCTCTGACTGCTCTTTGCGCTCCTGCTTCTTGCGCTCTTTATCTTTTCGCATCTCATCAGCTAAATCATCTGGGTCTATTGGCGTTGAGCCTAAGCTCATGATTCCTCCTATGTTTTCGTTTCCTTCTAGTGCGGAACTTTGTTCCGCACCTTGGTTAACTGAATAAGGATATAAGCCATACTGCTCACTGCTATATGGAATATCTGCTTTATATGTATCTGCTATATCGCTATTCAGTGATATGGAGATTCGGGTTTTACCGTTCGGTAAAACCCTTAACGGTTTCTTACCAGTCATCCAGTTATGGGCATACTCTACGCCTTCTGGGGTCATCTCCACTTTGTACCAGAATGTCCCTTTTGCCGTTTTCCCGTTAGAAAGCCGTACAAGGCCAATAGAGGCCAGTTCTGCTAGGGCAGAGTCAATCTGACCACGCCCCACCTCAAACTCCCTAGAAAGGCCTTTAACGCCCTCTGGAGCCCCATAAACGGCTATCTCTAGGAGTACACCTAGGGTCTTAGGATTTAGGGCCACCTTGAGCCTTCCACTCCTCAATAAATACGCGAGCAAAGACTCGGGCTATCGCTTCGACCCCCGCATAGATATCTTCAATGTCTTCGGCGTCTTCTTCTTCGTCGTCGTACTCTTCTTCGTCTTCTTCCTCGTCGACTTCTTCTTCCTCCTCATCATCGTCCTCGCTTTCTGTGACCATCTCAGCTTGTGGGAATAGGGTTAACTCTGGCTCCTTAAGGGTCTCAGATGGTGTTATCTCTGATAGCCCATTAATCAAGTCGTAGCAGGGAATGCCTGCTTTTTTACAAGACGCTAATACTGCAAGAGAGCCTTCGTCACCGTCATCCCAAAGAAGAAACGCAGATGTATCTGCGCCAGCAACTATCTCTACAGATTTTTTAATTGGCTCGTCATCGTGAACTACTGATGCGGCAGGCATATTGCCCAAGTCAGCATCTGGCTTTGCAACCAGAACTATCTCTTTGTTTTTATCTTTAGCAAACTGTGCAACAAATACCTGTGATGGTGTTGCTATTTTTTCAATAGCGATTACAACAGTTCCGCCGTCGCCTTTTGCGTAGTAATGGTCTTCCATTAACGCTTCAACGTTTTGTCTACTGGTGGCTCCTTTACCAGCCACTAGAACATAATATTTGCTCATAGGACCTCCTTAGGTCCCTTGTACCCTATCACTAATCTCTGGCAGTGTTAACAACAGCAGGTTTATAGGTGGACACTCGCTCTACGATTGCAAGGAGGGCAGCGCCTAGGAAAGCCCCAGAGATTGTCCATAAGACATACTGTCTGGTAGTTGAAATTTCAACTAAATACACGGCTACGCCTGAGAATATAATTGAAAGTACAGCATTAATTACGGAAGTAGGTATAAAAATACTTAATACGTCTACCAGATTCCGCACTGTAGCCAGGAAGAACCCAGTAAAACAACCAACGAGTAGTAGCTCCAGCATGGGAGCATCATACTACGTCTTTGGCTGAGCTAGATACAAGGCGTAAGTAGAGCCGCTAATTAACCATTCAGATAAGACACCCTTGGCTAGGCGGTCGGATATAGCCACACGATTTTTGTAGTAATGGCTACGGGCTAGGTTAGGGGTTTGACCCTCCCAGAAAAGCTCTGCCGTAGAACCAAAACCTTGACTTCCATCAAAATACTGTAGGACGAACGGGCTGTTTTCAAACAACGCGTCGTCTAAAGCAATAGTGTCCCCAGCAGCTCCGTTAGTCCATATGACTGAGACGTTAGCGAATGCGGTGTTTGCTGGAGCAATAGCTGAGACTTCTAACCGTGTCCAAGAAAGAGTACTACTAGCGGTAACTACTGCAGCATTAGTGCTAGAGATACCTGTCTTTGTACTGTCGTACCAATAGATAACAGGACGCAGTGTTGGTGCAGCAGTTCCAGCAACTCTTCTTACATACACACTAAAGGTGTAATAAGTAGAAGGGTAATGTATGTCCATGTAGTTAGCTGATGTAGCTGCAGCTAAAATTTCTGTATTTCCAGTCGCTGTTTTAGAAACAACACATGCATTACCTGTTTTAGCAACAGTTCCAGTTGCAGATGTAAATGCCACACTAGCGCTAGGTGATACGGTGTAACTGATAGTAAAATCAGTAACAGAGGCTATAGTTTTAACACCAGAGTATGGAGACGGAAGTCCAGATACAAGAACTACATCGTTTGCTTTAAACGCGTGAACAGTAGATAGAACTAACTCTGCTGTAGTACTTGTTTGCTGATAGCCTTCAATAACCAGTTCATCAGTAATAGGGTCTGTTAAATTGCTTGATGATGTCGCAGTTCCGTTTGTAAAACCCCAAGGTGCAAAATTGTTTGTACTATTAAACGTTGGGTTTTTAACCTCATTAATACGGTTAGCTTTCATAGTAATGTGCACTTGGCGAGCCTCATCAAAATCAGTAACGGCTCCAGCTTTTTCAAACTGTGCTCCATCAAAGTAGTGACGCTCTCCGCTTGCTGCGTTAGATACGTTAGAAATAGCAACAGCAGGAGATGCATAGTATGACTCTTGCACCCTGTTTACCGTTGCTAAGAACCCAGAACCACCAGCACTGCCTATAGACGTTCTATTAAATGAGAATACAGTTGTTGTGTCTGAGCCTTTACCTCCGTTGATAATCGCTAAGGAAGATACAGAACCCCCAGATATAGCGATGTTTGCTCTAGGAGCAATAGAGAACTGCTTACCAGAAACATACGTCAAAGGAATATCTGTGTATACCCCGTCCGTGTATCCAGACCCTGAAGTGGCAAAGAACGGATTAAGGGTGATATTAGATGGAGCAGCGGCAGTAACAACAGCTCTAGTAGATAGGGTACCTGTTGCATTTGTTACAGGATTTCCTGTAGTTGTTGACATAAAGGTTCCAAAACGGTCATACCAACTGATGCCAGCAGTAAGTGTTCTAGCAGTACTTAAAGCTGCCGTATAAATACTAAAAGTATAGGTGTCACCAGATATAACTGGGATTCCTAAAGTTCTAGGTGAAGAACTGCCACATGTAATAGTTACAACTTGTGAAGAAGCTGTGTTATTTCCTACAGATAAAATACCTTTTTGTTTATTAGGGTATAGAGCTGGAGCAGTTGGTTCTGCGTATGGGGTTGGGTACGGGGAAACAACTGGGTACTCATTTGTATCTTCGTTGATAGCACTCACTGACGCGATGTCTGGGCTAGAAACTATTACTTCAATATATTCAGTAGGGCTAATTCCAGATATATCAACAGGTGTAGAGAAGTTGTAGCCAGGAATTTTAAAACCAGTAATAATTACTTTGTCGCCAATTCTGTACCCGTGAGGACCAATAAAAAGTCTAAGATTATTGTTTGTAGTTTGATACCTAGTGATAGTTAAAGTACCTAGTTGTCTTAAAGAACCAGTGCTATCTCCTGATACCCAGTGACCAATACCTTCTTCAAAAGAAGAATCGTTGTAATCAAGCATCAGATTATGACTTACCTGTATTCCCTCAACCGCTGGATTTGGGGTTCCAACAACAGGAGACGGGCATGCCCATCCTGTAAAACCTTTTATGTACTCGCGGATGCCCTGCTCAGAGCCTTTTTCTTTTGTAAGCTGTACTGAGTCTCTTACCAATACGCGGTTCTGTTGGAAACCAATTTCTGGCTCATATCTAATACCAAACTGGTTTAGCAACAGTGGGATAGTGCTTGCTGTAATTCTCTCAAAGTTATAACGGTCTGTTATAAGCTCAGCCAACGCCCTGGAGTGGTCTAGTTCATAAGCAAATAAAGAAAGAAAGTTATACAGGTCGTTGTTATCTTCAGGAATAGATGCAACGTATGGAGTAGTAAGTTTATAAATCTGAGGCATGTAATCGTACATGCGGTCTGCAGTACCATAGTTTTTTACAGACATTCCAGAGGTTCTACCAGCTAAGACCCAGGTGAGTTGTACTGAGTCAAAAACAAAAATAGAATAGAAAAAGATTCTTGAATCAGTATTTACCACGGATGTGGTGTCTGTATAAAACTGCGGGTCTGCTCTACGTGTAGTTTCAAATACACTATCACCATCAGTTACGTTTACAGGGAATCCGTAAGGACTTCTTACAATTCGTAATTTTACCCAAGCACCTACAGGGCTTAACCACTTTAAAGTTATCTTGTGATATCCAGAAGATAAAGCCGTAACTGGGTCTGCACTGTAGTTAAGTGGGTTATCACTACCGTAATAACTAAGGGGAAAACTAAGAGCGGAGTAGTAATCAAGACCATACCGTGCCATTAACTAATTCCTCCACTGGTAGTTAGGTCAATACCTACAATGGAAACCACTCCCGCTACTCGTGTTGTTTCTAGCTGAGGCAGTTCGTTTACAAAACATACAATGTCTTTAATAGCTAGCAATGAAACCTTTCCTACAGGGCTAACTGCAGCAGAAAGAACGTTTGTAGCAATCAATGAGTAAGAGAAGGTATTAGATGTAATTGCAGTTACAACAAAAGTTCCATTAAACGTACTGTCCACACCTGTAATTAGAACAGTCTCTCCAACCTTTAGGTTATGAGTAGCTGAGGTGGTAAGTGTAGCCGTGTTATTGTTAAGCAGCTTATTGTTGATAGAGAATACTTTATCTTCGTCTTTTCTAATAAGCTTATTTATTGTAGACCTAGATACGCCTTCAACATCAGAAAGAACACCTAGCACATCTTGAATTGTGATGGTGTCATTAAAAGTTACGTTGTCAAAATCAAACAACTCTGCTAAAGCTTCGTTAATCGACGCGGTAACTTGAGCAGTCCTGTACTGTGATGAGATTACACAATTGAGTTTTAATCGTACATCTACATAGGTAGGTGGTTGAAGAGTCAGGCTTGTTCCTGGCGGGATTCTATCCGCAAAGTAATCTCCAATTTCTTCTGCTAAGTTGTTAAATACATCTGATGCAGTAACGCCGTCAGATTGAAGGCCTGAGTCTCCAAACGGAGCAATAAAAATTGTTATACTGCTATATACTTCAGCAATAGAGTTAGCTTTTGCTACACCAGGAACTTGAATAGCTAAGCTTGAGTAGTCTGACAAAGATACGGCTCGGTTAAGAGCACGAACGCTTTTAGGAGCGTTGACTCTAATTGAGTCAGTGCTTTCTGGGTCAGCCCCGCCAGACCCAGCACCTGAACTTTGACCAACTGTTACGTTATTTACTGTTAGTCCAATAGTAGCATTTGTTAGGAAGAACTTAATGGTTCCTTCAGAAACATTCCCAAGTTTACCCCCACCTACTCTATAGGTAGAAAGAATCTCTGCGCCGTTGTTTGGAATTCGTCCGCTAATACCGTCACCAAATTGTACAGAGGTTACGCCATTAGAGTTTGTACTTGTCGTAAACACTGGGTCGTAAGATTGGTAATCAATTAAATACGGTACATAAGTATATTTAACTCCAGAAACTGTAATCTCAACGCTGCCTCCAATAACTGGGGATTCTGGAATATCGTAACTCTGATTAGCGGAACCGTCAGAAACTCCTAAAATACCGTTGTCGTCGTCAAACCCTAGACCTTTAGACTCTCCTTGAGTAGCTCTTACGTTAACAGACCCGTTTACTGAATTAGCTCTTGCTGGCACAGTTACTGCTTCGTTAGTTTCAAAAATAACCTGTGATGAAGAACCACCTGCTGAAGCGCTTGTTGCTACTTTAGTTTTTGCTGGTACAACAATCGGGTTTCCAGTTGAGTTTTGGAATGTTAAGAGGGCGGTTGCCGCAGTTGTCTCTATAGGAATATATCCAAGGATTCTGGCTAGTCTCAAAACGCTCTCTCTTTGGCTAGCAGTTGAGATAAAGGCTTCATTAGCTGAACGGTCAATATAGTAGTTGAGTTGGTCTCCCATGTAAGAAAAGAGCTCAATTAATGTCATGCCAAAGTCAGCTGGGTCGCGGTTAGTCCATTGCGGTGCAAAGAAAGGAATTAAAGCTATGAGCTCTTCTCTCAGAGTCTCATAATCTCTAGACGTGTAATCAACTTGTGGAACGAAATCAGCCACGTTCTACCTCCCTAACTAGTTCAGCTGCTCTGGTAAGAACCGATGTTCTAACCAATAAAGACTCTGATATATTTTGTAAAGCTTTTTTATATTTAACTGCAAAAACTATTCCACCTTCATTATCGTCAACACTTGCTGCTACATCTTCTAGTTCTAAATCTGGGAACCAGTTTGCAAAACATCCTGATACTGACTGTCTTACAATTTCTATAGCAGAATCCATGTTACTAAATAGAGCATCATAAATACTGCTTCCAAAGTCAGGTCGCATTACTCTTTCGCCCAGTTTGGTCATTACTGCTAGAACTATTCTGTCTTGAATTATCTTCTTCTCGTCAGTTGTATACGACACTTCCCCAGCAGCGTTAAAAGAGAAGGGTAGGGATATGGCTCGTTCTGTCATAGCTCAACTCCCATCCATACTGGAAAATTAGGGTCTCCACCCTCAAACATAACCCAGACCTTTTGACCTAGTTTAGGTACTAGTCTATGCGGTGTATGCTCAGGTGTCAGGTTTGTCTCCTGGTCATCATTCCATTTGTTATCTGTATCAGCGGCAGTCTCATGCTCGTGGTCAAGGCTTAGGCTGTTGCCTGTATGGTTATTAGTATGGGTTAAAGTTTGAGTAGCACTAAAGGTGTGGGTGTGGGAACCAAAGGTGCTGACTGTGGCTGGTCCAGAGGTGCCTGACACAGACACAGCATGGTCTGCATGTGCGTTTAGCAACGCCGCAACTTCAGCAGCTAAGTGCTTCTTATGGTCAGGGTGATTGCTGTTAGAGGTAATAGGCAGACATGCTCTAGCCCAACCAGTTTCACTCTCACCCATGACCTGAGGCACTTGCAGACGGATTCGGTTGTCCTTGTCTGGGTCTTCCACATCTACGCATATGCCTAGATAGATTCCATAGAAACGCTTGTCATCAATCATAGTGCTGTTCTCTGCCTAACTCTATTAGCCACTGTTGGTGACTTTATTCTTTTTTCTACAAACGTTACCTTTTTATTAGGTTTTGTAGTTGCCCATGTTCCTGGGGTTTTTACTTTAGCATTGTTTTTTTGTCTATTACCAATCTTACCAAAGCTTCCTTTATTGGTGTTATTGGTTCTAATATTTTTAACTTTTAACTTAGACCCAGATTTATTTTTAGTCTGAGTAACACCTCTAATAATAGCTCTTTTTACTTTTGGAGATGGAGCGTCTATAGCCCTGCCGTCTGTCCAAGTAGAGGTTGCTCCAAGGGAGTCAGAACCTAAACTAACTGTTGTTGTATAGCTGTATACGTTTCTTTCAGTCTCCATTAAGGTATGTTCCGTGCCTAAAACTGTCCAGTAACCCGAGTAGGTTGAACCAAGGCCCTCTAAATATATAGGCATGTTTGGTCTTAGATAGATACTACCTAACACAGTTGCGGTGCCCCTATAAGGGAATGAGTTACGAGCTTCTGCTGCATCGGCTTCGTATTTAGCAATTTCTGGCGTAGGCGCCACTACTAAAGAGTTAAAGCGGTCAAAGAACTCATCTTGTCTTTTAGACTTTGTAGTCTTATTTCTTTTTTGTTTAGTCTGTTTAACGGCAGATTTACTAAATCTATCAACACCACTAATCGCTACAGCAGCCTTCATGTCGCCGTCGTAGTCAATAGACTCTCCAACTAATGGTTGAAAAGAGTAGATAGTTGAGCCGTTAGGGCTGCTTTCATCGCGCATAACAAAGGAGGGAGCCTGCTCACGATAACGTTGATAATCTTTTAAAATGGGTTCAAAGTATATGTCTGTGTTTTCAGCTCTCAATGTATACCCAACTTGTTTAGCAAGTCTAACGGCTAACTGCCAATCTGTATAACCAGCTTGAGTTATCATCTCAAATACTCTTGGGTGTGAGTCCCCAATAAAGTTTAAGTTGTGACGAATAGCCATTTCTTTAACCACTTTGTCTGCAGTGTACTCTCTGTATGTTTTTTGAGATGCTTGCTTCATAGGAAACGACCCTCCTACGCATGTGATTTCAACAAAGCTTCTTCCAGGACTTACGTCTGGTCGTATGTGGTGAACGTATCCTAAAAACTTTCTTTTAGACTCCATACCACCTATGTTTACCTCTACTGGAGAGCCAGGACGTATGCTGTCAAAGCTTTGACTCCAGTCTTTAAATACAAGCACTGCCATCTCATGCTCATAAACACGCTGATAGATAGTTACTTTGTATAAAGACCGTGGACCATTGCTTGTCTCTGGAAAATTAGCAGATGCAAATTTAAACACGAGGTATCCTAAGTTTAGTACCAATAGGAATATCAAACATGTCTTTTAGCTCTGGGTTGTGGTCTAAGATTAACCACCAAAGACTAGGGCGTTGATAGTATTTTTGAGCAATAGAGTCTAATCTTTCTCCCTCAACATACACGTGCTCATAGTAAGATAAAAATCCTATATCGGGAAAGTCGTAAAACACAGTAGGGTTTTCATCCCCACCATTTTTTACAGCAAAAAAATCTATGTATGAGTTTTCATATCTAGAGCCATTATAAATAGTCATAGTTACTCCTATACAATCGTAGAGCCTGCAAAGGCATCACATGAGAATGATACTGTTGTTCTTATGGGAATCATATCTTCTGTAAAATAGGAATGGTTTATGCTCATAGATGTAATCCATCCAACAAAAGATGGTTGGCTTGTTGAGTCTGGTCCAAACCTAAAAGCCAAAAGGGTAGGTGATAAGAATCCAATATTGGCAGTCTCTTTACCTAATAGGGTTTTCCACTTGCCGTCCTGTGAGCCATCACCGTTTAACGCTCTAAACAAATACTCTAGGTCTGCCATTGTTCCGTAACGAAGAAGGTCCTTAAGTTTTTTTTGTAGCTCTGCCTCTCCACATGGATATAGACTGTACTTGTAGTACTTATAAAAGTCAGCTGGTATAGCTGTAGTAGGGAAAGCTAAAGTACTATTTGCAAGAGGATTAGAAGGCAAAGCGCCTTTACCTACCAAAGATTTAAGGCATGCAAAATCGTTAACTCGGTCAAGTACTATGTTAAATGTATAAGACTCTTGACCAGGAAATGCACCTGACACACTTCTAAACCTATCAGCGGAAGATGGTGTCACATCCATATTTCTTTGTATAGACGACGAAATAGACTCTGGGTTCCACAAAAACTGGAAACCATAGTTGTAGTTGTTTTCTCCAGCCTTAGAAGCCGTTTTAGCCCCTTTAGCTTTTTTATTTTTAGGGTCTTTATCTATATCCGACTGTGCTTGCTTTGCAGAGATAACATTTCCTTTAGCATCAACCGATGAAATTCTTCCGCCGTTATCCCAAAACCAAATAACCCCTCGTCTAAACCTGTGCAAGGTGGAGGTGTCGTGATTGTTTGATACAGTAGTTGAGTCAGTTAGTACTGTTCTTTTGCCTTCTCTAACAACTATTTTTCCAGGTTGAACCTCTATTGGTCTTAAAGGAAGGCTCCATTGATGTGGAGGTAGGTTATATTGAAATCCTGGAGGAGGATAGTTAAGAGGGTCTTTTCTCTTTTTTTCAGCCTCTTCCACATTAGGTGGGTCAATTTTATCTGCAATACCCCACAAAGTTTTTAATGGGCCTGTTCCAAATACAGGAGCTAATGCTCCACCGACTAACCCAGCCGCTCCTTTTGCAATACCTTCAAGCACTGAGGCTGTGCTTGATTTATTAATTCTTTGCTCTGCTTTAGCGCTAGTTGTACCCTTTTTAGTAGCTGAAGTTTTTTTCTGCAGGTCCTTAGATGTCTTCTTTGTTGTCATTAGTTCCTCGCAGTGCTAGATAGGACTTCTGTATTAGATAGAGCCGCTTTAAGAGCAGCAACGTTGGCTTCTGGGCTTCCTCCACCAGTTAGGTTTACAGTAACTCCACCATAGTTATAGGTTTGAGAGCCAGCTTGTGAAGATGTTTTATTTTCTGGCTTAGTTAAACTAGTAAATCCTTTAATAAGACTTGAGATAAGGTTCCTGTTGCTGTTCTCAGTTCCAGACAAGAACTTACCCATGCTAAATCTTTCGCCAGACTGTGCGTCATACCTACCAGTACTTACATTTTCAGATGCGCCCGAACCAGAACCTCCAGCAGAACCACCGCTAAGTACGCTCTTAGTAGTCCAAGAGCTCCAGTCATAGCCTTTCTTAGACATGTGATAGGCAATCTTGGCGTTAGTTAAGCCGTCGTACAGGTCTTCCTTCTCACCAATTCTAAATGTGCTGCCGTCTTTTGCTCGCCAGACTTTGCTTAGGCGTTCCTTTTCCAAATTGCCCAGCATATTAATCTGGAACAAGCCGTAGGAAAGGTCACCACCATGTGGGTTAAATGCGTACGGTCTATTTCCAGATTCTGCTTGAGCTATCTTTAGTGCATTCTGTAGGCCTTGTCCTTCAAACCCAGCTTGTTTTAATAGGTCAATCATGTCTTCTTGACTATAGGCCTGCTTACCAGCGCCCTTTGGACGAGTATCTGGTGCGTTGTGGGTCTTGTTATGTACAGGGCCACCCTCGTGACGGTATGGATAGTTCTTTAATTCGTGGTTAGGAACAATCTTTCCATCTGCTTCTGGTACGAAAAGTTCTGGGCCTTGCTCACCAACAATGTATGGCATTTTGTTATCTACAGGGCCGCCTTCAGCTCTAAATAGATTACGTACAAAACCAAAACCGCTAGATATAGCACCACTAATTCCACCAAGAATGCTTCCAGAACCACCTGAGAATAGAGTTTGTGCACCACCCTTAACTCCAGCAATGCCAGAAAAGATTCCAGTAAATCTATCAATAAGGTTTATAAAACCAGTAAAGGCACTAATAACTCTGTTTGCAGCTGTAAAAGCATCTGACATTACTGGAGCAACTTGTTGTAGAGTTTTAGTAGACTCTGTTATTCTTTGGCTTAAGGAGCTTACGGCTGGAGTAGTAGCGCCGTACTTCTCTCCAAGTTTTTTAAGGTCAGCGCCTCTAAAGGTTGCTCCACCACTTCTAGCCTTTAACATAAGACCGTCTTCTACTTGCTTACGAAGTAATGGGTCATTGCCAAAGTACTGGTCAAGCATAGAAGCTAAGGCGTTACCAGGCTGCAAAGATATCTGAACATCCTGTACTGTAATGGGTTCGCTACCCATTTTTTCTCTGTTTAGTTTATTCCAAATCTCATCAATAATTTGTGGCATAGGCTTTAAGCTGCCATCTTCACCACGAATACGGATACCAATACCACGAAGCATGTTTACGTTACGGGCTTGCTGTACTGCTCCATACGCACGCATAGAGCCTTCAACACCAATACCAGGAGTGATGTTAGACATTGCTGCAGCGCCCATTGCTACATTTGCAAAGTTAGGGCCACCAATACCAAGCTGACGTGCAGCTTCCATAGCTTTAACTGTGTCAAACTTTCCAGTTACAGTTCCAGTTTTTCCAAGCTCTTGCAACAAAGCCGTAGCTCTTGCATAGTCGCTGTTAGGGTCTGGGTTGCCTGGAATTAAATTAGAGAATGGTCTAATTCTTCCGCCAGGTTGGAAAGAGGCCTGCTGCTGAAAGAACACCATTCTTTGAGTAGCAAGTTCATATTCAACTGCTTCTTTAACATTTGGCATAGCGCCAATAGCTCCAACAGCACCACCTGCAAAAGCACGTGCTTGCATTGGAGTGAGGCCACCACCACCCCTACTTTGAGGTGGTGTAGGGCCGCCTGTGTAATATGTTGGTAGTGGTCTATAGGGTTCTACTGCTCCTTGAGAGAATAGAACATTGTCATTGTAATACCCGCGGGTAGTTTGACCTGCTTGGTCTACAGAAAATACTGGATACGGCGCTACCTGATTAGGGCTACCACCGCCAAACCTTGCATCGCCACGAGAGTTTAATCTGTTCATGGCAGTGCCAAGTGAACTAGACCAACCGCCAGTCTCCTGCTTTAGGAGATTCATCTCCTGTCTTAAAGAGGACAGGCCTGTGCGTAGCGATGATATAAAGGAGGCAGCGCTAGAGCTACCTAAGTTAAAGTCTTCCTTTGCCATTACTATCCTCTAGGTTTGTATCGTTGTGAACGCTCTAGCCAGTTTTGTCTTTCACGAACTGACAAGTTGCGTATGTCTTCTAGCGTCCAACCAGCGAAGGTTCTAGTTAGAACTTCGTATTGGTCAAGAAGAGCCTCGTAATCTGTTTCGCTATATACGAAACAAATCTAGCAAGCTCAGCGGTAAAGAGATATCCTCACCGCATGCCTTGCAAGCTTTCTTCACCTCCCCAAGGCGTGGGCCTGGGTTACGTTTGATAATCTCGTCAACTATGCGAGTGCGGTCTGCCATACCAAGTGATAGTGCAGTACCCGCTCCAACTGAGGGTGAACCGTTTAGTGAAACAATGCATCCAGATAGTAAAAGGGTGTTGATTTCTGCTGAGGTTTTATCGTAGTTTTCCATCAGCTTCTTTTGTGTAACACCGTTTGGTAGAGCCACAGTTACTGGACCAAGCTTGGTCTCCATAACCCAGGACCTATCTCCAACAGGGTCCTTTAGTCTTTTAACAGGAACATCTTCTGTTAAGTTAATTTCCGTATCGTGCTCGTCTGAACACGATAGGCACCTAACTCTTAAATTAGATGTCTCACCAAAGGTTACTCGTCGGATACCTAAAAGAATTGCATCGCGGTCTCCCGCTAGCAACATTTCTAGGTCGTCGGCTGTGGCTTCCCTGTCTCCAAGTTTGACCAAGCCTCTGGCTAAAAGAACGTTGAGCGCTTTACCTGAGGAGCCTGACTTAGCTACTGCCTCTTCGTCTGCGCCTGTAAGTTCTTTAACCTCTGCCCTAGTAATAAGTTCACCAGATAGGTCAACGTATCCACCAGGCAGTTCTACTTCAGATTCAGAAGGTGCCCGCGTCTTAATTGTAGGCGCGGGCTCTTCCGAAAGCTTTTCTGCGAACTGTTGTAGTAATTGTGCATCGCTAATAATGTCTGACATATTTTACTCCTAGTTTTTTTTATCGTGTTCCAGTGTCCTTGCGGATGAACTTCTCATCTGTAAAGAACACAGATAGACCTTCATGAACTAGAGACATTGATTCGTACAGAATCGCTCCATCTGCAGCATTTAGGTCTGTGTAGTTTAGCGTACTAATCCATGCGTTGTGAACTTTGAATCCCATACGTGGAATATTGGCATCGTCACTTCCGCCAATTGTTCCCTTTGTATTTGGGTGGTCCATAACGTAGATGTTGATGTCGCAACGGAAGCTGCGTCCATCTGAAAGAGATGGTCGCATAGCGATACCTTCTCCTGCAGCCGCTGCAAATAGTCCACGCATCCATGTGATTGCCTGGTCATTTCCGTAGAGGACTCCTCTTTGGAAAGTAATTGGGGCAAATGTAGTCATGCCAGGAATCTGGTGAACAGTGGTGTTGTAGCCACCTTCACGATAAGGGATTGACTGAGTGTTAATGCTTAGACCAGAGATTTGTGAGAAACCACCAATCCAACCATCAGAAACACCTGTTGTTGGAGATGAGTTCTTAGAGCTTGTCTTAATACGGTTGTCAAACGCAGTACCCTTTGGAGTAAATTCTGCGTAAAACCGAAACGAGCGTAACGGGTCAGTCGCAAGCGAAGAGTTGCGATTGATAATACTTGATGTCATTTATTGGCTCTCCTTTATGCCACAGTAACGGTGGTTCCACCGTCAAACTGACCAATCTTGATAACTACGAATTCGGCTGGACGCTGTAGCGCTACGCCGATTTCAAGGTGTACTTCGCCATTGTCAATTAAGTACTGAGGGTTGTTTTCCTCATCGACTTTAACGAAGAACGCTTGGTCTGGGGTGGCTCCGCGGAGACCGCCTTGTGACCAAAACTCTGTGAGGAACGAACTGACCGTAGCATCTAGACGACGCCATAGTCCTTCGTTGTTTGGCTCAAAGATTGCAAATTGAGTAAGGTCTGTTAGAGCCTTACGTAAGTAAATAAGGGTACGACGTACAGGTACATACTTGTCTACGTATCCAGCCTTAAGAGTGCGTGAACCCATAACTACGTGTCCTGAACCTGGGATAAAACGGATAGCGTTTACAGGTGCAGCTGCGGAGTTAAGAGTATCTAGCTGAGCGTTAGTCAACTTACGTGTTGAGATAACTCCAGCAAGACGTGCTTGAAGACCAGCAGGTGCTTTAAACACTCCACGAGAAGCGTCTGTACCTGCGATAAGACCAGCAACAGCAGCTCCTGCTCCTACAGTCAAAGTTCTTCCTGCAGTAGCTCCAATGCTAAGGGTTGGGTCAGCAATTACTAGTGGTGGATAGTAAACAGCACCAAGTGATGTTTGAGTGTATGTTGCCGCTAAAGTAGTCTGAGTTGAAGGAAGGTCATCAACACCGTCAATGACTACAAACACATCGTCTCTAGAATCAGCATAGCTAAGTGCAGCGTTAACAACGTTTGCAGCTGTCTGACCTGGCAAATTAAGAACTAAAGACTCAAGAACTGTATCAAGAGTAGCAAGTCCTGCAGAGTATTCAGTTACTGTTATTGGGTTTCCAGTTGCGCCTCCAGCTAATGGTTGGTTTGCAACAACAGCTGGGTTACGAGTAGTTCCTGTATTTCCAGAGTTTAAGTCATTTAAAATAACGTAGTTTGATACTGGGTTTACAGTAAGTGGTGCGTAACGACTGTCACTTGTAACCATACTTAACTGTGTAAATGTTTCTACAACATTAGCGTCTGTGTTTCCACCACTGTAAATAACAAGGTCAAAGTAACCAGTTTGAATAGAGTTTACAATAGATATGTTTAGGTCATTGCCCCAACGACCAGCGTTCTTAGCAACAACCTGCAATGTAGCAGATGGGCTTTGCGCTCTGTCATTTAGGGAACGTACAGCAGCAGCTGCAGCATTAGCAATACGTGTTACGTATACTTGACTTCCACCGTTTGAAAAAAACATGTAAACAGCTAAAGGTAAGGTATTGCTTGTGTAAGAGTTCCAGTCACCAAAAGTAGTAACGTATTGGCTCCAAGAAGTTACAAGAGTAGGGGTGTTTACTGGACCCCTATCGTTCTCACCAATTAAAACTGTTACAAACTCCGAGTTAGCTCCAGCAATTGGCTGAATTGGGTTCAACGTTTCTTGAACGTATACCCCAGGGCGTTGAAATGCCATTTAAATAATCTCCTTTGATAGGTTGTACGTGGGTTCCGTATTTTACAAAATTTCGTAGACCGAAGGTATAGCCGTATTATTCTGTGGGCGATTAAGAAGGACTGTTTCAACAACTGCAATTCTTTCAGCAGCTGTTTGCGGAGTCATTTCGCTAACCACTCTTAACGTAAAGACGTTACGAAGAAGACGACGGTTTCCACTTTCTGCGTCTTCAAACGTGTCTCTTTTTGCATATCCATCCACGAACATTGAGCGCTGTGCAGTTTGAGTACCTAACTCATTCTTTACAGGCAGCTTGCCGTACTTGGCTGGAAATTTATTCCACATCTGAAACAGGATTGCCCTGTCATGTCGTGGATGGCGTGCGTAGGTTGTTAACTGATACACAAGGTCATATGCAATTGGATAGTCATATTCATATAAAAATCCATTTACAGGTGGTATCGTTCCTCGATAGTCATTATCAACTAACCTGCCTTGAACCTGTCGGTCATTTGCAGGGACGATATCAATCAAATCTATAGTTACAAATGGGAACTCTTGAGCTCTGGCTTCTACGTCTGGGAATCCAAACCACACCTTTACAGGGCGAGTCTTTATGGTTCCTGTAGGCCCGTTAGTTGCAGCAGACTTTTCATCCGCTACTACCATGCCTTGAATGTACGTCTTTAGCGCATCATCTTCTGCAATTAAAAATGGGTTACCCATGGAGAACCTCATCAGACATAATCATTGTGTCTAATAAATTAGGGTCAATAATCTCATCCATAAAACCATGCATCCTGTACTCAAGGCCTCTAAGTACAGAGTTAGGGGTTGGGTTAGGCATCTTGCCATACTCTAAATCCCAGACCCTTTTTTCTATATCTTCTGGGAAACTATAATTTAGACTGGACCCGTCATACACCACAGACATTTTAGAAACAACATCTTGAGGCCAGCCATACCTTGCGGCTCTATCACGTAGGGCAGCAGTCATCTCCTCAGCGCCATCTGAGGCCTTAGCTTTAAGTAGATTATTTATTACGTCTGCCACGTTTTTTCCCCACTAAGTGCCCTGCCACTGCTCCAGCTACGATTGCTGCAGTGTTAACTTTAGGGATGGCTTTTCCAATTTCTCTTCGAAACTCTGTATCAGAGGCTGAGGATATTTTTTTGGACATGACCCATCCTAAGTATTAGCAAGGTACAACGCAGGGGTGGAGCTTTGAATCCCGCATGGATTCACTATAAGGATAAAGCAAAGGGCCCCTTTCGGGGCCCTAAGCGTATTACTTCTTTTTAATCTTCTT